GAGACACACTGGCGTAGATTCACTGTTAAAGCGCGTAACCTAGAGCGCCAGTGGAGAGGGTTTAAGCCTTCTGAAAAGATCAAGAATGTGATCAAAAATTCACCAGACAAAGACGTAGAGATTAGTGAAGGTGTTGTATACATGCCTAAAGCTAAGACCTACTACGGTTGTGTCTGGGTAAAGAGTGAAGATTCTATTAGCTGGATGGAAGACTACGGTACATCTAGCCCTTGGTTAACTGGCCGTTACTCTAAAGTATCCGGTGAGATTCGTGGTCGTGGCCCTGCGCTACAAGCATTGCCTGATGTACGCTCTCTAAACAAAGCTAAAGAGTTTGTACTACAGAAAGCAGCTATCGATTTAGCGGGTATGTACACAGCAACTGATGACGGTGTAACCAACCCCTACAATATTAGTATAAGCCCAGGCATTGTTATTCCTGTAGGTTCTAACAACTCTGCTAATCCTAGTATTCAGCGACTAGACACAGGCTCTAACCTGTCATTAGCGCAGTTTGAGATTAACGAGCTGCAGACTGCTATCAAACGCGCCCTGTTTAACGATCTAAGAGACCCTAATGGTGCTGTACGCAGTGCTACTGAGGTAGCTATAGAGTCCAGAGAACTAGCAAAACGTATTGGTTCTGCGTTTGGGCGCTTGCAGACCGAAGTATTAATCCCTATTATCAAGCGTGTAACTGCTATCCTAACTCGTAGAGGACTGATTACTCCTATACAGTTAGATAATAAAGACATAGATATTAAATTCTTGTCTCCGTTAGCTAAAGCGCAAGATGGTGAAGACCTGATGTCTGTACAACAAGCTGTAGCATTTGTATTGCAGACTGCTGGCCCAGACCAAGCCAAGATTGCCTTTAAGCTGGAAGACTTTGGTACATGGGCTGGAGGTAAAACTGGTATGCCTGCTGAACTAATGCGAAGCGAAACTGAGAAACAACAGATAATCCAAGCTGGCGCACAAGCTGCACAGGCTGGGATGGCTACGAGTCAAGCCCCAGCACAATGAGTTGGGACGACATCGACAAGGCTTCTGTTAACCCAGAGGCCGCAAAAAAGCAGACGGCTAAAAAACGGTCACAAGCTGCTGAACTAGCTAAAGCATACAATCGTTGCTTCAACTCTGAAGAAGGTAAGCAAGTCATTGCTGATCTACACAAACGATTTATCTACGATAATGACACTTCTTTTGGCTCCCCTAATGTAAACTATGAATCTGCTTACCATAACGGTGAGTCAGGTGTAGTTAAATTCATAATTAATCAAATCAACCAAGCAGAAATACTATGACTAAAGAAGTTAAGAAACGTGCCGTAAAGGTAACGCCAAAAGTTCTTATAGGTGATGAGTCTAAGAAGTACCTAGATAAAATTGGCTTTAAGATGGAATGGCTAGATGACTTAGCTAAACAGTATAAGTTTGATGGCTATGATTATGTAGGCAAGTTTTGTGCATTCCGTTGTAATAAGGATGGCAAAAGCGTTGAATGGATCGACGTTAACTCTCTCGCCTTGCTCAATGGACAGCGCAAGTTATGCGAGATAAAACTTAAACACCAACCATTAGGGAAGTCGAGGAAGATTATCGACCTACCCTGGGAGAAGATTTAATGTCAGAAGAACAGGCCGCAGTAGAAGAAACAACAAGCGATACCCTGTTAGATCAGTCATCGCCAGAGTTAAGTGAAGGTGAATACTTTCTATCAGAAGGTATCAAGGGTGCAGGCGATATGCCTGAGTGGTACAACCCTACCAAGTACAAGTCTGTTGCAGAACAGGCTAAAGCGTATACAGAGTTAGAGAAGAAGTTCGGTGGATTTACAGGCGCACCTAAAGATGGCTATGCTGGCCCTGAAGGTGTAGAGTCTGGTGATGCTTTGCTAGAAGAACTGACCGAGTTTGCTAACAAGACCAACATGTCTCAGGACGCATTTAACGATGCATGGGAACTGTTAACCGCACAATCTGAGGCTGTAGAGCAGGTTGAGCAGGAGCAAGAGTTAGCGAAGCTAGGGGATAACGCACAGCAGCGCATAAAGACAATTGAAGGCTTTATGAAGAACAATATGAGTGCTGAAGACTTTGATGTTGCCCGTGATCTAGTAACTACAGCAGAATCAGTGCAGTTAATTGAGATGCTTGTATCCGCTACAGCCCCTACTAAGCTACCTATTGACGGTGGTGAAAGCCCTACAGGTCTTACATGGTCAGACATTGAGGCTGAAATGTTCAAGAAAGATGAGCATGGTGGGTTATTGCGTAGTGTTGATAGAAGCCATGAAGCAAAAATACAGAAGATGATGCAAGACTTTGGTGGCGACAGGCCGCACCAACGCACTGTTGGTTGATCCAATAGGGGTATTCAGGGTATAATTCAAAAACTGGATACCCTTTCTTTAAGGCCCAGTAAATTAGGTTGGATGCTGACCAATTTACTGGGTACTCAGCAAAAACCTTGAAAAACTTTTTAATTTACTCTTTTTCGAGGAATCTACTATGAGTAAAAATCTATCAGCCGTGGCGGTCACGGAGTTTGACAGTATGGTTAAACATGCCTATCAGGGCATGGGCCTGCTGAAAGGTGCTGTAACTCAGCGCAACAATGTAGTTGGCGACACTTACAAGTTTCGTCGTATGGGTAAAGGTCTTGCTAACCAGAAGTCTACTTCTGACTTGGTAACTCCTATGGATGTGGCGCACGAGTTTAAGACTGCCACTCTAAGCAACTGGAATGCTCCAGAGTACACTGACATGTTTGATGCTCAAGATGTCAACTTTGATGAGAAGCAGGAACTAGCAAACACTATTGCTGGCGCTCTTGGTCGCCGTACTGACCAGCTTGTTATCGACGCTATGGATGCTTCTACTCCTCTGACAACCACTATTGGTACTAACGTAGGCGGTAACGCTTCTAACCTAAACATGGCTAAAGTAATTAAAGCCCAGGTTGAACTGCGTGACCAAGGTGTTCCTAACTCTGAGCTGTTTGCTGCTGTAAACGCACTGGGTCTAGGTGGACTGTTGAACGACGAGAAGGCAACTTCTTCTGACTATCAAGCTATTAAAGCACTCGTAAACGGTGATGTTGACACTCTGGCTGGCTTCAAGTTTGTAATTCTTGAGTCTCGCGTAGAAGGTGGACTGACTGTTGCTGCTAACGTAGTTGACTCTTACTTCTTCCAGCGTCCTGCTGTGGGCCTTGCCCTCGGTATCGACATGAAGACCGAGATCGACTGGGTTGCCGAGCGTACTTCTTGGTTGTGTAACGGCATGCTGAAGGCTGGCTCTGTTGTGCGCGACGAAGGTGGTTTGGTTAAAGTTCAATACACTCAAACTGCATAAGGAGAGACTATCATGGCTTTTGTTCGATCTGATCTATGCCGCATTGGCGGTTCTGGCAACGGTGGTTCTACTTGGCAGTACACAACTACTGAAGCTACTTCAGCGGTTGTAGCTGACACTAACTACTTTGCTAACGCAGCAGCGGAACTGAGCGCCGGCGACATTCTGCTGGTTATCGGTACTACTGGAAGCACTCCTACTGGACGTATTTCCTATGTTGAATCAAATAACGGTACTACCGTTGTTTGTGCCGCTGGTACAGTAATTACCGCGTAAAACTGAATGGGGGCTCCGGCCCCCTTTCTTACTGAGGTTAGTATGGCAGAGAAAATTAAGTTAATTTCTAACGCCTTGATTTTGATTGGCGACCTGCCTGTCACATCATTGAGTGGTAACACACGCGCAGAAACCGTAGCTAACAACTTGTACGACAACATCGTGCAGGCTGAGATGTCTAAGTATCGCTGGGGCTTTGCTCGACGATTAGCGCAGTTAGCCCTTACTACAGAAACTCCAGTAGGTAATGACTACAAAAACATCTATCAGCTTCCTGCTGACCTGATTAACGTAGTTAAGCTAGACCCTGCAATACAATACAGAATCTATGGCGACAAGGTGTATGCCAATACATCTGGGCCTTTGTACGTTGATTACATAGCAAACGTGGCGGAAGGTGAATGGCCTGTCTACTTTGCTAAGATGATCGAGTACGCACTAGCAATGGACTTTGCGCCTTCTATCAGGGACAGTGCTGCATCAGCACAGGTTAACGCTGCTAAGTACGAGAACGCATCCCGTATGGCACGTTACACTGATTCACAACAATACCCAACGGAGCCGCTTAGAAGCCAACCATTTATTAATGTGAGGTACTAATGGCTGAGTCACAATTCCTGCAAGCCAGCTTTACTAGCGGTGAGCTATCGCCTCTACTGAAGGGCCGTACAGACCTTAATCAATACTATGCTGGCGTACAGACTGGCGACAATGTAGTCATTGTGCCGCAGGGTGGCCTTAAAAGACGGCCAGGTACTGAGCATATTGATTTAGCTTTACGGCAAATAGGGCCATACGTTACTGGTGCGTTCACTGCCACAATGCCCAATGGCGGCAC